CCACGACCTGATGCAACTGCCAGTCTAAACATCTCTGGCATATCAACAGAGTTATTGCGTTGTATGTGTATTGAAATATCCCTCAAAATTTTTTCTTGCCACTTACGAGGCCCGTCAAAGTGCTCGAGGGGGGTGTCCTTTTGTCCCCAAGGGAAGGCGAAGCGGACAAAGTTTAGAGGATCATCTTTTATGTTGATTGACCAGATGGAGGTCATTAGTTCTTTTTCTTCTTGAGGACTGTATTTCATTTTTTTATAAAAATTTTATTTCATACTATACGTTGACTGTGCCCCGCCGATATAACTTGACTGGGGGTCTTGATTAGGTAAGTAAGTACTCACTATCGCTGAAAGCCTTTAGTTATGGGGTAACAGGTGAGGCGGTGAACAGTTGCGGAGAGGTGCAACACAGAGAAACCGCCTCTGTAACGCTGATTCTTTGTACTAGGGAGATTAGAGAAAATCATAGTTACACTCTGTTATTTATTGGTTTTTTTAGAACTGGTTAGTTCTTTCATAGGGACTTGCACCTCTTTAATATCTATTCGCTCACTTTTGCCCTCTATTATTCTATTGCTTGCCTCTTGCAGTACATTTGAGAGATTAAAATTGTGTTGTACTTCATTTTTGTCAGACCAATTATCGGAGTCAGCATTTTTTAAATAGAACTGGATGGCCTGAAACTCGCCATCATCTATTTTATCCATGAGACGAGAAGTTGCTCTTTGCAATCCTTTAGCTTTTCCTCTCTGTAAAGCATCCGCAAATTCCGCTTTTCTTTTTTTGTTGCGGTCAAATGTATCCCATGAAATGCCGAGATTACGACAGATATCCATTGTTCCCATGTTCAAAGAGGCTAGATACTCCAAACGATCATAATCAATATTAATTCTCTTTCTTCCTCTCTTTTTAGGTGTTTTTTGTTCCATAATTGAATTGTTTTCTATCCCTTGCATCCCTTTATTCTAAAGTATTTTTACAAGTTAAAGTGAATTTATATTAATAAAGTGTTTGCATTGTGTATATTTGTGTGCTTAAATGTACTTGTCATTAATTAAATAGAGGAGAAAAACATGACAACACAAACAACACAGAAACCAATTCCATATGATTTAGGTGATGATGATTTTTTAAATACAATTAAAAAAGCATTACCTGATTTTATTAAAGTTATTGAATGCGTAGATGATCTAAACGGACAAAGAGCATTTCTAACCTTTTGGATTAATGATGAAGATTTTATTAAATGCCCCGAAGATATTTCTTTTAATGAATTTAAAAGGTTTCATTGTGAGGAATATAACCAAGGTATTTAACAGACTAACTGAAGAGGATTCATTATCCGAAACGCCGTGAGGCGTCTTAGTCATTTAATTAATAGAGGAGAAAAAACATGACAACTAAAATAGTAGACATAAAAACAAAGAGCAATCAAGAGCCAATGAGCTTAGATTCTTTTGCAAATCATTTCCAATCATTATGTAACAAATATTTCATATTTCCAGATATTGCACTAGAAAATGAAAGTATTTTAGACATATTTCAAAACGACCAATTATCAAAACATGAAAAACTCAAATTAGTTGATCAAGTTTTATTAAATGAGTTTTAACAAATTCAGACTAACTGATGACGGGTAAATCCTAGAAACGCGCGCAAGCGCGTCTTAGTCATAACAAATAGAGGAGAAAACAATGGACTATAAAAGAGAAGAAATAAAAGAATACTTTGACGATTTTATAAACGATCAAGATTCTGACTGGATAGAAGATAATAAAGACGATCTACACTATCACGCTTTTAACACTGATTATTACATTACAGGTCATATCGCTGCCAGAAAATGGTTAGGTGAAAATACTTTTGATGTGATAGCACATATTAAAGAATATGAAGAGTTTAACTTTGGTGAAGTTTATACAGACTTTAGTGAGCCAGAAAGGGTAGTAAATATGTATACCTACATCATAGGTGAGGAAATCGTTTCTGAATACATCAACAAGCTGGAAGAGGTCGCATAATGATTATTAAAGAAATACAAAAAGATTATAAAAACTTTTACGCATTTATAACCATTCACCATTCATTGATTGAAGTTAAAGTCTTTGATTATGAAGATGATGACTATGAATACAAAAATAAATTTGTTGATTACTCACTAGATGAGGTATGGCAAATAATTAAGAACGGATGCTCCGCACGTTTAGAGCAAAAACAACTGGAGACAGTCCAATGATCAAAACCAAAAGCACAATATACAAAGCCCGCGCGATAAAGTTTTTATACTGTGTCCCAATATTGGGCTTTTTCTGTTTATTCTTTTTTCAACTGGGAGCGTAACCAATGAAAAACTTTATAACCGATAAATCATCCAGTAAAAACGATTTTAAGCTGGCCTTTAATAACTTATGGAAAAGTAAACCATACTTAAAAGATGAACCGATTATGTATATGTGTTCATCCAATGGTTACGATTATTTTAAACACTCTATAACTAGAGAAAGCTACAAAGTGAGAGAGGTCTAACCAATGAACCATAGAATAATAATCATAGAATCAATACTCAGACAAGAGCGTCATTTAATGGCGCAGTCTGAGATCGTAAAACTAGAAACAGAACTACAACAATTAGAACAGGGAGAAAATAATGATAATTAAACATTTAAAAAATAAGACGACTATAGAGTTGTCATCAGAAGAGCTAAATAAATATATAGAGGCAATAAATCAATTAGATACTGCTTTAATGACTATGCATGAATGTCAGGATATCTACCTTAGTGATCTAAGTAATCTTGATACCTTACGATTTAGATTAACTGAGGTTTTTGGATTAGTCAGAAAAGACTATAGATACGTCAAAGCTAGTAACAAGGTTATTAATAACTAAGGGAGCAAAACCAATGAGTAAGCAAGGCGAAACCATACACAAGCAACTAGAAGAGATACTCCAGGATATGCCAGTACAAGAAAGACTGGAGCGTACTCTAGCTAGAATAGAACAATACCTAGCACACGCTGACGAGGTAGAGAACCTAAACCACGTTAATTTTATTAATGAGATCAAGTACCAGCTTGAAGATATAACCAATAAGGAGAAAAGCTAATGAATATAATTAGACTTTCTGAAAAAACTGCAAGACATATATGTAGTAACGACCAAAGAAAAATAGATGCTCAGTTAAGTAAAAATTGGATATTGACTGAACAACAAAAAGATATAGTTAGAAAAGAAATAGGAAATAAATGGGTTTCTTATCTTCGTCTTTATAATACTGTTAATAAGTTAATAAAAGCCAAACCACACTTATATCCGTTATTGCCTCAAGATATAAAACAAAAACTAAGGGAGAAAAACTAATGACTGAATTTAAAGACGCAGTAGAAAAACAACGAGGCCTTCAAGCCTACGAGGAATGGGCGCAACAAATACGTTACATACACTCTGACGGATGGGAAGGCACAAGAACCATTGTTTACAATGACGGAACAGAGAAGCTCTTTAACCTTAAAACCGACCAGCTCATCTTTGAACAACCACGAAAGCAAAGACGCAGAGATTTAATAAACTCCAATGCCTTTGTTAAGTTTTTAAACCAAATAGGGTTTTACAATGACTAAGTTTAAAGAACGCTACATATTCTGTTTTGAATCCGACCAACATGACGAAACGATCTTATGGAGATACACAGACGAAGCCGAACACGCCGCCAATAACCATAGAACGTATAAGCCTAAAGTCTACGATCTGATAATCTTAAACCAGGATTTACCAAAACAGTTAAAATTTGACATCAGACACGAACTCTTGAGCGACATACTTCAAGGCGATTCAAAACTACCCCAAAAACGTCCCTAAACTCCTCAGATTGGGACGAAACGAGCGAGGGGTATACCTACCCCTCACTCAACTCATAACTAAGCCCTACGATCAGGAAATGCTTCTTAAAGAACCTCCTCGCCTCAAGCCCCCTGTGCCTCCTTCGCTCCCCGCCTTCCTCCACAATCCAAATAACCTCCTTATCCGCCAGCTTCTGCACACTCCGCCCGACTGTTTTCCTCCCGATTCCCGACATCTTCGCTAAATAATTAAGTGCATCCGTACTACTCATACTCTGCACGCGGAAACGCTCGCAGAGACAATACAAGACGATCTTGTCTGACGCACTCAAGTCAGGTCTATCGAGATTCAGTCTAAAGATTCTCCATACTCCTTTCTTCACTT